GAAGATCCCGAAAGCGAGTTGGAAAAGATCCGGGCAGAGCAAGACCTTGAAAATGACGCATACGGCCGCCGGGTGGACCGGGAAGTAGAGGAAGAACTGGAGGCGCTACTGGGTACCGGTGAAGGCCCCGGCCAAGGTGGTAACCAGTAATGGCATTTGACAAAAGCAGTGATTTGTACGGTAAAATCTACTCTGCCTATCGGGCCAAGTTTCTGAAGCTCCAGAAACAGTTAGAAAAAGAGTTTTCCAAGATTGCTGATGAGTTCGATGGCAAGATCCAGCGGCTGGTCTTTAAATACTCTAAACCGGACGGGACCTTTGATAAAAGACTCCTGACCGAGATCAACCGGGAGATTGATGCCATAGCTTACTGGTTCACTAAAGCCAACACGGAATGGATAGATAAAAACATTGTGCAAAGCGTCGAGTTCGCGATTGATAGCCAAGACGTGGCGACCAAGGCATTCATCCGGGCGGCGGCGCAAGAGTATCAAGGGAAGGGTAGAGAGATACTAACCAAAGCGGCCACCGACCCGGCAGCACCATTCTTATTGGGGACACAGTTTGGGACTGGGTTAGCCGGACATGTCCGGAGAGTGGTTTGGAAAAGAAGATGGGCAGATGGGTGGGCGCTGAGTGATCGAATTTGGGAGACTGACCGAGTGTTGAGAAAGAATCTCCATGACATGATTGAACAATGCGTCAATGAAGGATTGTCGGCGGTGGAGTTTAGCCGGGCGGTTGAACAGTACCTATTGAAACCGGGACCGGCATGGACAACTAAGATTACACCAAGTGTGACCGGGAGAGGGTCAATTAAATATAATGCGCTCAGGTTGGCTAGGACCGAAACTAACAACGCCTACCGATTGACCCATGCACTGGGGGCGAAGAACAGCACGATAGTTAAAGGGATAAAGTGGAACCTATCTCATAGTCACCCAGAGCCTGACATCTGCGATGAATGGGCCACACAAGACCTCTATGGCCTAGGCCCGGGAGTTTACCCGCCGGACAAATTGCCGCCGGGACATCCTAACTGTCTTTGTTACCTTACGGATGAACTTTATACCGGCCAGGAACTCATTGCCCGGTTGAAAGAAAAATATCAAACCTGACAAATTTATGGTAATTTGAGGCTGGTCAAAAATAAGGAGGTAAAGCCATGAAGACTAAGCCGGTTATTGTCCAAGGTCGCGACGTTAAAAATTGTCCTAAGATAGACTGCATCTACCATCCGGTGAACAGGGGAAATGGGGAATGCGGATGCGTAGCTGGCGAGTGGGGGATGTATGAGCAAATCGAGTTCGATCATATTGTTTATACTATTCAGCCCACTGACTCCGTGGCCGGGGTGGCTAGGCGGTTCGGGGTGGACCTGCATGAACTGGTCAAACTGAACCCGCAGGTTTGTACAACCGGCCCGCAAGCAGGAATTGAAATCAAGATTCCGGTTGGCCATCTGGAAATGGTACCGGACATATTACCGGGGATTGAAAACGATGATCCAGGGGTACAGGAAGAGAGAGTTGCCGGGTTTAAATTGAAACTTCCAAATGGTGAGTTATATCAGTTTGAGAAGATGGTTGCTGTGGAATGAACATTAACAAGGGAGGTGTAAATTATTAAATCCACAATAATCTTCGATTTCGATGGCGTCATCCATTCTTATACTAGCGGCTGGCAAGGAGTTACCAATATCCCAGATCCGCCGGTTCCGGGAATCAAAGAAGCGCTCCAGGAAATACGCAAAGAATACCGGGTTATTGTTGTTTCGACCCGTTGCTTCCAACCTGGCGGGATTGAAGCGATCCAGGATTATCTTGCTAAACACGGGATCGAAGTTGACGGAGTGGTAGCCGAGAAGGTGCCAGCAATTCTGACCGTGGATGACCGGGCCATTTGCTTTGACGGGAGGCCGGAAAGATTGCTGAGGAAAATTAAGAGCTTTAAACCATGGAATAAACTTCATTTTGAGATTTAGAATCCAGGGGCGCACTGCGCAACGAGGGCACCTCCCCTAGAGGCATGACCAGCCTCTTGGCTCGTAAGGCCGGGGAAGCTCCGGCCTCCCTGGGTTTTGTACAATTTAGATGACTGAAAGGAGGGACATTGTGTTATTTTTAAATTTTGGAAAATGGGCATCTAAACATGACCGTATTTTTTTCGTATTGGCGCTATTTCCGGCAAGGCTGGAAGTGGACGCCATTAATCAAAGTTACATTTAGACATTTAAAAACGCAAGAACCCTGTAATTGTCATGTTTGCAGGAGCGAAGCCCAAAAACTTAGGTAGAAGATTGCGTCCAATACGTGCTTACGGCGTTAAACTGATGCACGGAACCAGAACAGGCAGGAGCCTGTTTTCTTATGCAAATTAGCCGACGGGCTCTAAACGGAATAAATGGTCGACGGACCTAAAACGGAGGAAGTATCAATGGATAAATTGTTTGCAATCTTAAAACCGCTGGGGATTGATGTCACAAAAGATGACATCAAGAAAATACTGGAGTCCGACGATTTCAAAAAAGTCTACGAAGCTAACTGGCCAAAAGCTGTAGACACCAAAGACCTGTTTACCCAGGAACAGTTGAATGAAATCGTAGCCAAGCGGCTCTCTCGGCAAGAGAAAATCCACGAAGCCGAGATTAAGGAGCTCCAGGATAAGATGAAGGGTTTACTTGACCCCTCCAAAGTCAAGGAGTTCGAGGACAAAATTAAAGAGCTTGAGGCGGCCAGCAAAACTAACCAAGCCACTATGAAAAAAGAGTATGAGTTGAAGATGGCCGCAATCAAGGGCGGCATCAAAGATCCGGAATACTTTGAGTTTTTGGCCCAGAAAGACAAGCTCTATGACCGGATCAAAGTTGAAGATGATGGCACTTTGGTTGTTCTCGACGACAAGGGCAACGTCCTGGCTGAAAAGGACGGCAAGAAGTTCGGGCCTGAAAAGCTGATTGAGGAACTCAAAGAGAACAAGCCGGATCTATTTGGCGAGTCTGCTCAACCAAAACCGCCATGGACTCCGGGAGCGACAAACCCGGCTGGTGGCGGTAGTGGCGGTGAAGACAAGGATAGTCCGGGCATGCTTCTTGGTAAACAACAGAAAGAAGCCGCGCAGTCAGCGACAAAGGCCCAAAGTGCATACTTCGGAAGCTAAGAAATACTCTAGAAAGGATGTGGATAATTTGTCTAAATTCGTACAGACCGATTACCTTAACAAAAAAGAGATTCTCAAATTCCCTGATCACTATGTAGCCTTGGCTGTCATGGTGGACGATTCGGGAGTGAGCGCCGACGCTGATGGCAAGAAGATTGTGCCGGCTGGAACTATCGTTGGTGGGAAAGATGCTCCGGTATTGGAAAACTTGGACCAGCCGGTAGTGAATAAGAATACTCCTCCGGCCAAAGCGACTAAAAATTTTGCAGTGGCGGAAGATGGCGGTGGCGAAAACATCAATTTAACTCTTACCGCAGTAGAACCGGGTGCTGCTGGGAACTCTATTTCTCTCACCATGAGCAGCCAGAATGCCGCAACAAGCGGTAAAGTAGAGGTGGCTGTTACTGGTACCGATATCGTTGTAAAGCCTGTAGTTAATGAGGGCACCGTGACATCTACTATTGGTGATGTTGTCAATGCGATTAACGCCAATGCGGCCGCCAAAGCTCTTGTAGTGGCCTCGGCTCCGGATGATGTGCTGACGACCGTAATTACTAAAGACGTTACCAAGACTTTCCTGGCAGATGGCTCCGATGGGACTGTGACCGATGCAGAAGGAATCCTCTTGAACGACGTTGACGTTACCTACGGCCCGGCCCCAGGAGCAATGTTAATCCATGGCTTCGTGGACCTTAACAAGCTTCCTGAAGTTCCGGCCTTTGGCGCAGCGGCTGCTTTACCCATGATTGCATTCATCAAATAGAACGTCAACTCAGAGAAAATCAGTAATAACCATTCATTCATTGATTTAAAAGAAAGGACAGGTGAAGAATATGCCTAATATCTTTGACCTTGTAAACGCCAAAGAGATTGCAACCTACTGGACCCAGAAGGTTGAAAACAGGATTCCGTATCTTGGCGAAACTTTATTCCCGGCACAGAAACAACTGGGGCTCGACATCAGCTGGTTTAAAGGCTCCCAAGGCCTGCCGGTAATGTTGAAACCCTCCGCCTTCGATACTAAAGCGACCCTGCGGGATCGAATCGGAATCTCCAAGATCGAAACCGAAATGCCGTTCTTCCGGGAAGCCATGCGGATNGGAGAAAAGGAGCGACAAGAACTTAACAAAGCCTCCGCGGCCGCTAATGCTCAGTTCTTGATGCCGGTGCTTAATCGTATCTATGATGATGCCGGTGCCTTGATTGATGGCGCGCTGGTTGTTCCGGAGAGGATGAGAATGCAACTGCTTAGTACAGGGAAGATCGCGGTATCTGCGACAATCGATGGAAACCGGGTAGCGTATGATTACGACTACAAATTTCCGGCGACACATAAGAAGATACTCACCACCAAGAAATGGAGCGATACAGAAAACGCTCTCCCGATCCAAGATATCCAGGAGTGGCAGGATAAAATCGAGGAAGATTTCGGAACCAGACCCAACCGGGCGATTTGTACCCGTAAAACCTGGAATTACTTGCTGCGCAACAAGAGCATTCGTCTGGATATGAACCCAGCTGGCGGCCAGAATGTTATTCTCACTGATTCTATGCTGCAGCAGTATCTGGAAGCCAAACTAGGGCTTCGCGTGGCCGTCTACAACAAGAAATTTAGCTTGGACGGGACCCCCACTCTCTTCTTCCCGGATGATCACTTCACTCTTATTCCAGACGGGAACCTTGGTAATACTTACTACGGGACTACTCCGGAGGAAAGCGATCTGATGAGCGGGGCTACGGAAGCGCAGGTTCAGATTGTCAACACTGGTGTAGCTGTTACCTC